GTATGTGGACCTAATGGTTCTTGGGGTGGAGTAATGCCAAACGACACTCCTTTTCCTGGTCAAAAATTAGTATTGCAAATACCTGTAAATCCTGTTACTGGACAAAATCAAGGAAGTGTTTTTACACAAAATCCAACACCAGAGCAGGTTGTTAGATACGATTCACAAGCACAGGTATTTACACAAGGCTCTGTGCCAGTAACTAGAACCGAAACAGTTGACACCGCAACTTTAGTAACCACAATTGATTCAACTGAAGTTACTTTTGGTCCAGACAATTTTGTAGATGGTCAAATGATTTTTAATCCAAAAATCACACCAACTACTGGAGCAACTATTTCTGCAACTGATGGTTTGATAAAAGAAATGGCAGTGTTTGAAACGCCAAAAACAAGGGCTCAACTTCAAGCAAACATCCAAGGCAAACTTGCATTAATAGAAAGGTATTTAAATAGATTTTATACCTTACTTAATGGCTGGTTAATTGACTAAAAAATCCTTAGTCCTTGCGCTGGTACTACTTGGCTTACAGGTAGTACCAGTACAGGCAGATTCTTTAGAATCTGTAGCAGTTATAGATTCTGGAACAAGTACAGAGTTATTTAAAGACAATGTTGTACATGAGGTTTGTATTGTCTCTGAATTTACTTGTCCAAATGGCAAAAAATTTATGGAAGGTGAAGGGGCTGCCAACATCCCAGTTTCTAATAGTAAAATCTTAAATCACGGCACTCGAATGCTTTCTATAATTACTCAAGTTAATCCTAAAGCAAAAGTTATTTTAATTAGAATTGTCGGTATAGATCCAAAAGGAAAACCCGCAGATTATTACACAGAGGATATTGATAATGCATTGGTTTGGATAACAAAAAATCAAAAGAAATACAACATCTCTGTTGTAAGTCTTTCTCAAGGCAATACTTTTAAAACTTGCAATGTGTCAACCACATTTAAAAAACAAGTAAGTCTTTTAAAGAAAGTAAATGTTCCTGTAATTGCTGCTGCTGGGAATGATGGCAATACAAAACAAGTTTTTACTCCAGCATGTTGGAAAGAAGTAGTTTCTGTTGGAGCAGTTACCTCTGGAGGAACTATTCAAACATACAGTAACGCAAAAGGAAAAGTAGACATCTACATTCCAGACAACTACACTTCTCGCATGTTAGATAACTCTATTAAATCATCTGTCGGAACATCCAATTCAACTGCAGCACTTTCTGCTTGGTGGTCACTAAACAAACGTAACTCATTTAAAGAGACATATGATTACTTGCTATCTTTAACAAAACCAGCAAGTAATTATTTAATAAAAGGAGCATACTTTGAACTTGGATAAAGAAACAATACTTGAAGAGGCTCAAAGATTAATTACAGGAGATCGTAACAAATCTTATGATCATCCATTAGATAATTTTAATCGTATTGCTAAAGGTTGGGAAGTAATTTTTGGTACAGATGTAACAGAAGAGCAGGTTGGATTAGCAATGGCTTGGGTAAAAATTTGTCGTGAAGTTCACCAACAAAAGAGAGACAACCTAGTTGATGGGGCGGGTTATCTAGGGACTGTGCAAATGGTCATAGATGAAAGAGAACGCCGTGCCAACCAAAGCGATTGATGGTAATTTACCTAAAGACTGCAACGTAACAATAGGAATAGATCAATCACTTACTGGCTTTGCATTAACCGCACTTCAATTTGATGATCCAACAAAATATATTACATGGGTTTATAAATCTCCTTACTTTGGAATTGAAAGACTTGCTGATATTAGACAATGGTTAGTAGACCATTTAGATTACCTTGAAGAAAATAACAATACAATTTTAGACATAGCAATGGAGGGCACCGTTCTTGCCAGCCATGCAGCCCTTGTATTGGGGGAGTTGTCAGCCACTGTTAGATTAACTATTTTTGATTACTTTGAAGAGGGTGATTTAAGAAAATATCCTTTAAAAGTTCCACCTATGACCTTAAAAAAGTTTGCTGCAGGAAAAGGTAATGCAAAAAAACAAGAGATGTTGCTACAAATATACAAGAGATGGGGCATAGAATTTAATGATGACAATGCCGCAGATTCTTACGCTCTTGCAAGGCTCTTAGGAAAAAACTTCTATAATGAGGTCGAGAAGGCAGTTGCCGAACAAATGAAAGATCCTAAATACAGAGACGCCCCAAGACTTTAGCCTTACCCTATATTCTAGGAGCGGTACATAAATTCGACTCAAAGGACTACTAGACATGACAACTTCACCTGAAATTCCTATTTCTACTGACGAACCGTTTTTAAGAGTTAGTGCAAGTTCAAATCCTCAAAGTGTGGCATCAGCAATTGCTCATGTTATTTACGAAAAACACGAAGTAAAATTACGTGCCGTAGGTGCGGGAGCAGTAAATCAAGCAGTTAAAGCAATTGCTATATCTCGTGGCTATGTAGCCCCTAGAGGTTTAGATTTAACCTGCAAACCAGGCTTTACCACTATTGAATCTCGTGACGGAGAAATTTCCGCCATTGTATTCGCCATTACAGCAAGTTAATTTAGTTCTATCCTTAGACATACACTAAGGAGTCACCATGGCAAATTGGACAGATATGGGTCACGCAATGCGACGTCGCATGGGCGCACCTTCAAACCATCTAGAGTCAGCAGGTACTAAAATGAAAAAAGATATGAGCCCAGATCAATACACCCCATCTGGTGCAAATGCAACATTTAATAATGTAAGTGGAACACCTTCAGTTGGTAAATTAATGCCAAAGAAGAACACTCAAGCAGCAGAGCCAATGTACGGCACAAAAGCAAATAGAAAAAATGTGTTAGTAGCAAATGCTGAAGCATCAGAACGCAAAGGCGCTGCACATAGAATTACTGCAACCATGCCTTGCATTGATCCTTGCTCAGGTTCAACAATGACAAACGCAAGAACTATTCCATCAGTATCTGGACGTCAAAATCCTAACTTCCAGGGCGGAATGGGTTCTTCCTACTAAAATGCCATTGTCGAACTCACAATTCGGCGGTAGCAGTTCAATGGCGCCACAAACGCCAGATGTAGACACTCCGCTATCACTAAGTGCTTCCACAGCAGGTTCTGCTGCTCAAGCAACTGCGTGGAAAAATAGAAGCATTGGCGGCGGTAGACCTTTATCTTTATCTAAAAAAACTACTGGTACAACATTTAACTGGGATGATTCATCAACCTCCACAACAGTTCCTCAATCTCGTGGGGGTACAAATCCAAATGCTTAGTAATGAACAGTTTGCAGAATTAGCAAATCAAGGTGGCGCCAGTCGTAGTTTTAAAACTGGAGAATCACCTACTGGACCTGGAATTATGGTTTCAGTTCCTGGTGCTGAAAAAATTACAAACGCTCCTTATACAGCAGAACAAGCAAAGAGTTTTAAAGAAGAACACGCAACAAGATCAATAGGTGATGTTTATCAAGGAGCGTGGAAAACTGGCGGAAAAATATTTTCTGATATTAGTGTGAAACACAAAACACTTCCAGAAGCACGCAAGGTTGGTGTGGAGAATAAACAGATCGCTGGTTATGATTTAGGTGGAACAGATGTTAGACGTTCACAGGGTGGAAATGTTTACTTTGGTCGTAAAGTTCCTGGTGTTGAATCTAACCCAGAGTTTGTAGCCAGTGCACATAGAACTGCAGAATACGAAAGAATGGAGCCAAAACCAAAGGCTCAAGAGTTTGCAGAACAAGCACAAATAAGCAGAGGTGCTACATATAAGGGTAAGAAGATTTCAGTAAATGAAGTATATGCGACCATTGCAAAAAATCGCCGAAATAGAGGTGTGTAATGGCTGGTGGAGTAAATAATCTTTCCGCATCACAGAACTGGCAATCACTTGGTGGTGGCGGACTTTATGGTTATAACAATCAGGGTGGTGCAGGAACACCTATAGCCCGTGATGCAATGGATTCATCTCGCATGGGTGTTGGGCGTATTCCATCAGCAGAATATCCAGATGGTTATCTGGGAACAATGCGATCTCGAAGAGATGACAGACTATTAGACTCAGTAAAGAACCGTGTAAATCAAAAGGCTTATCAAAGAGGAGTACATAAAGGTGAGCGTATTGAGCCATCTATGTACTACTGGCCAGAACAGATACACCCAATGACAGGCATTGAACGTCAAATGAAAGCAAAATTAGTAAACATAAACGGTGCTGTTACCTACATGATGCCACGAAGTGCGCCACAAACACAATTAACTCCTGCCCCACATCTAGTAAATGACGGAAAAGCAAACACTGTTGCAGATCAACCTGGAGAAATTAACGCAAGACGTCA